AGGGATAGATTCACCAGCAGTTACGGGAGTGCCAACCCCAATAGATACACGAGAATAAAGATAAATTGTATGAGAAGATTCTGCTGTCTGGAAGTAAACGGATGTATTATTGCCCCATGAATATTCTTTTGATTCTAAGAAATCATAATCAGAAAATGTTTGATAAAGAGACCAAGAAGAGCCAGATAAAAACCAGATTGCGTAAGGCTTGTCAGTGTAAACAAGAATACCCTCTTGGTTTGACCCAGAAGTCGCACCTTCGGTAACTCCGTCAACTGGTGCTGTGGTATTTAAAACTTCGGGGTCACTCCCCAAAGTGAGTATCAATTTATCATTTAAGGCTGGCATTTATTCTTGTCTCCTTCCATTAAATAGAGAACATCACACTAATTATTCGCCTTCTGTAAAAGGTTTTCTTATTTTTAGCGCATTCGGCTTTCTTGAAGTGACTCTTGCTCTTGGTGGGGCATCAACTTCATCATCTGCGCAAGTAACAAGCTCAATGGAAGTAACATCATCATAAAGATTTGCTGCCGTAGCCACAACTGGGGGCTTAATAATACGATATTCTGAATCGGTGTAAAAGCCTTTTGATTTAAGTCTTGTTATTGCTCGACTCAAAGTGTTTTGGTCTATTTCGTCATCAACGTTAATGTCAAAGTAATATTCAACATAATTTGAATCTAATGTGGAATCCTGTTGTAATGGTGTATCTGAAATCAGAATATCATTAACAATTTGTGGATTTTGTTTTTGGAAAAAGATTTGTTGAATGTCTTGTTCACTTCCACTGACTGGTAATTCAAAGACTTCTATTTCAAAGTTTTCGACATCAAAAGGAACATTTAGTTCTTGAATATTGACGATAATTTGCTCTTCTTCCATCTCAAAGTAAGTGCCGTCCAAGAAGACTTGTCCTCCAAGTTCTTCGGCATCGATTTGACCATAAGAGTCTTGCCTTTCTTCGTCATAAATGTTCTTGGCATTAAATCGATAAGTTAAGTCCATCTCAATTTGTGGAATCTCCTGAGTTCTGAAAGATCCTGTTAATCGTGTTTTCGAATCAGTTATTGTTCCTTCAAGAGCTTGAAGTGCGAATCTTGGATAATTTTTCACTCCATAATCGGATGTTCCGAGAGGAGCAGCAAGCGAATAAAACTTTTCTGAGTTTGATTGTATTTTTATTTTATCTTCTTCTCGCAGATCTTTATCTTGCTTTTGTTCGAGTTGTCTTAAAAAATCTGTTTCTCTTCCAGAGAAAACATGTTGTGTGTGTAATTGCGGAGTATTGTCTTGGATTCTTGGTTCGGTATTATTTTGATCTTCTTCTGTTCCAGCATACTCGGAATCGTAAAGAATGTTATCGTCAAAGAAGGCATAATATACAGGCTTCCACTTGCCCAGTGATAATTGATACTTACCAAACTGAGTTAGCTGGATGTCGATAACTTCTTCTTTGTCGTCAAAAAATTCCATTTAATATTGTCCTTAGTCTTCGCCCTGAACTCTGGCTTGTGTGGACGGGCTGAGTCCATCAACCAATCCTGTTGTTGTCGCAACGCCTGTATCTAACCTTTTCTCAAACTGTTCATTTGATTTGTCTACTTCGGTCTTCACGTCGCTTGAATATTCAATTTCACAATCAACCTTTGCGAATTCCACAAGAGAGAAATAATCATACGGCCAGTTGAAGCTGTAATCAGATTGAGCCGCCTTGGCTTCTGGTTGCCCTTCGATAACACTGTAATAATTATTGTTTCCTCTTTGTTTTACCTTGAATACCATGAACTTAACTCTGTCTTGGAAATTCTTCAAGAGTTCTCCGTCAAAAAGTTTGTGAGAAATAGTTGCTGTTGCTTCTTCAAACTTCTTACCATCTCTTGGAGTCAAGTTTTGCCAAATGTAGGAAAGGTCATCTTGATCAAATGTGTGAGAGAATTCAAAGATATACATTGCGAACGGGTTAACAGCGTCATTCTTCACGAAATCAAGACGAGGAGGAAGAATGTATTTCCGCATCTTTCTAACCATTTGAACAATAGATTCACCAGCGGGAACTTCAAGTGTGCTTGCGTAAGAAGCTGCTGGATTATCATAATCCAAGTTTCTCAAAGCATCGTCGATTACATCTCTTTCTATGCCGAAGAATCTTCTTTCACCATCAACAATATAATATGGAATCGCAACGACAGCTTCGTAGACAGTTTTTGATCTCTTTAATCTTCCAAGCTTCCTTTCGCCCTTTTCGAATCCAACAAGGTCCGCAAGGGACTTATCAGAAGAAGAGAAGGCAACGTCTGATCTTTCCACGTCCCTAAGAGATAGGTAGATGCCCTCGTCACCTTGGGGGATCAATCCAAACTGGTGCCACATACCTATTGGGGTTGCTATTTCTGCGCCATATCCACTTATCGTAGCTTCTTCACAAGCCATCAAGTCTGAACCAGCAAACGAACCAGTTTGTTCAACAACGGCTCCCGAAACGTTTGTCGGAAGTGTTATGTTGTCAAATGTTAATGGGCGGAGGGTCTTATCGGAGAAGTTCAAAATTGGGGTTTCCATCCTTGTTTGAACAACCCATTGATCGATAGTGACTCCATCTTGAAGTTCTGTTTTCTTAATAAGTGGATTCACAGAGGCTTCTAAGTTCATGGCAAAGTTTTTAACATATTTAGAACTGGATGGTCCATCGTTGATAGTCGGATTAAAGAGATTTGTATAAAAACTTCCTGTTGGGTCAGTTCCATTTGGCCAGGTGCGTCCAAATCCATTGAGCGTGTTTGTCGGTCCAGAAGTTGTTATTCTCTCAGAAGCGACAGAAGCAGAGGTCAAAATTTGATCTAACGTCAAAACCTGATCAACAGAAGACGTAAAGGTAATCAAAGTCTGACTGCGACCATCGTAATATGGTGGAGTAAAGTGTGGGTTTTTGCCAAACAAACTATCACAAGTAGGAACACGACCACCCTTTCTCAAATATTGATCATATGATTGCGCATCAGCAAAAGATGAAGTGAGGTTAAGTCTTATAGATCCGCTTGGGTCTTCTGCTGGATTAAACCACCTAAATGCCGCGACAGGAGGTCCAAATGCGTTCGGCTTACTATACATAGTGATGGTCTCGTAGACATTGTTTTGATTCGGTGTATCTTGGAGAGCCAGCTTATCATTTGGACCAATATTTGAATTATTTTTATACTCTACACTTCTTCTCATTTCCAGCATCATGCGATATCTTCCCTTTGGAACTGAGAAGGTACTTTGCTTGTTGGACTTAAATGTTGTTAAGTCTTCCAAGAAAAATTCTTTTGTTTCCGCAAGGAAGTTGGAAACGGCTTTTGTGTAGATGTTTTCAGATGTTGGTGCCGCCAAGCTTGAATACATTTGACCAGCAAAGCCTGAATGTCTGAAAGCGGGGTTAACTTCCATGTCGTACATCCTCAAACCATTTATGGTCTGTGCCGGATTCAGGATTCCCTCAAACGGAACACGGAAATCCCAACCATCTGTATCCAAATCTTCGTTGAGACCAAGCATGTAGTAAGAACTGTCTGCGTCTGATATTCCTTCGTAATTGTTTTCAAAAGAACCACTATAAAGAACCATTTCTGCTTTAATGATGTTAAATGGTTTATTGTAGACTGGATAATCGACTGCGACACCTGACTTGATTGTATTGTAAAGAATACCAGGAGCGAAGAATGGAGCCAGAATTGGTCGGGGTGCCCAGGCTTTATCAAATGGTCTGCTTTGGTCCTGGATACTTCCCGTGAATGTAATATATGGGTAGTAAGACGATGAGAAGTATGAAGCCAGTTCCAAAGTTCTTTCCGCAGGGAAGAATCCATCGTATGGAATAAACTTTTTAATTGCGCTACACTTCAAAGATATAGTCTTTCCAAGTGGTAGTTCGTCATGGTCTCCATCGATGACTTCAAAGTATTTCATGAAATCACTGTAAGAGTAATCTTTGTAGAAGTTATTATCAGAGGAAGCAATATTTGTTCCTGGTATTTTTAGGAAGTTTGGATTTTCTGCCAAGAAATCTTCACCCTTCTCATTTACATAAAATTCCATTTCTTCACTAATTCTGAACTCTGGGATTACTGAGAAGTCTTTATTCTTCAATCTTGGTTCGAGATTGAAATCACCATAGGAATCATAAAACGGAGTAGTAGGACGAGGAATAAATTGCCCGTCTCGGATAATACCTGCTAATTCATGCGCTTGGAATCTTGCCTTACCGGCTATACTGGAAATATACCCGAGAGCATCACCATCAGACATACCCATGTTCCAGGGACCATTTTCTCCTGTGAACGGAACTTCTCCACCGGTATTTATGGATGACGTTGTAGCATTCTCAAAAAGGTTCAGATATAATGAGCGAGAGGCTGCTGTTATCAAGATATTATTTAAGAACTCTGGACCATTAGGATTAACAACAGAGTAAATTGAATTAAGATCTTGTGGTCTCGCGTACATCGGCGCAGGGCGAAGTGAAGGATCAGCAGTTCCAGAAGTAAATGTAACATTCGGATCATTTTTCCCACTCTCACCAGGATTCCAACGACTCCAAGCAAAAGTATAGTCATTTTGAAGTTCGCCAGCAGAACATGTATCATACATATAAGCTGGAACAGCTTGTAAGCTGAGTCCACCTGATATATCGAAAATGGTATTTGTCCTGGTCAATTCGATAACATTTTCAAACTGCGTAGCGCCGTCAAGTCCCCAAGCACTCTGCTCTCTGGCGACCCCTTGTGAAGAAGACCCGTTGAACTTCGATTGCCCAAGAGTGTTTCTATCTGCTCTACCGTTTCTCCAAAAAGTATTTTGATAGCCAACCCTCTCTCTGTTTTCAAATGTGTAACAGTTGATAGAAGCAGGATACATTCTTTCTGAGTATTTCAAGCTAACAAGGTTATAAACTGGACTATCTGGGCTGTTTAGTGCCCCGTCGAGGTAGTATGATTTCAATGTATCGTATGCTTGCTCTTCGGAGGCAACGAAATTTTTGTCGTATTGAGCAATCTGGTTAAGCTTTTCATTGTCAAAGTAGCTTATGTTGTTGCCGTAAACTGTTTTAAGCCTGAGTGAACGAATATTATACTCTGGATTTGCTGGGTCGTTTATGGTTGTGACTCTCAGACCCAGCGTATAATCGAGATTTCCAAGTTTTGAGTTGATAACTGGCTCTTTGAACGTGAAAGTAGATCCATTTTTTGGAGAATAAGCCTGACCAAGAATGGCTATCTTCTTTCCTTGTTCGACAACGGTGTATTCATTGTTGTTTCTGTAATATCTCGCAAGTGGATGATCGCCTGTTCTTATTTGCTTCCAGGTTGGGTGACCATATGGACCCTGGCGCTTGAGAAGAATAGCATTGAGCATGGAAGCTCTCGACAAATTAGAAGGCGCATTAGAAGGGTCCAAGTCTTCAAAACCATCAACGATCAAAGTTTCATTTAAATAATCAATTGAAGCGCTACCATCAAGACCCAAGAAAGCAGAATTTGGAGAAATTGGCTCGTAAACGTTGTAATTTAGCCCATTATAGACCGTAGGAACATAATAAGTTGAGCCAGCCGAGGCTGATGGCTTACCAAACTTGATTGAACTTACAAAAGACACAAAATCAGACTCAAGAGACCCAGACCAGTTGTATTTGAAGTCCCTTTCTGGTCTTGGGATAGCATGTTGGACAAAGTAATTGTCATAAAACGATGCCGTAATGATTTGAGACCCGCTATATTCAAGTCTTTCAAGTCCATTTCTATTAACTTGGTAAATCGAAGCGGTTCCGCTGTAATTTTCTGCGTTAACAGAAGAACTTACAGCCCCAGGAACGTTTACGCCCGAGAAAAATCCGAATTGATTAACGTGTGAAGACAATTTTTGGTTGAAATCTTCTCTAACAGTCAGATTTCTTGTATTCATATCGTTATTTGGAGAGAACTCAGCAGAATATCTGTCCAATCCTGCTCCGCCGTTGGAGTCTCCCATGGTTTCTGGACCACCAGGTGCCGAGAATCTGTTTACAAAGACGTGCTCTGTGCGTCCTCTTTGGATTTTTGGAACATCATTCAATCCAGCAATCCAAATCGAAGGTGTTCCTTCCGGGAACAGATCCCATCCAGAGGCAGAAACCCATGCTTTGTTGTTTATATAGCGGCTGTTTGTCTGAACAATTTGATAATCTTTGGTGTAGTTGCCGTAATCACCCTTGATATTCTTAATATTAAGAGGTCTTTTAGCAGTCTCGTCTCTGTAATAGGGTGCTCGTGGCTTATCTGTGTCGACACTTGTAATCTTCAAGGCTGGTGATGTTTCTAATTTCCAACCCTCGGCACGATTTGTTGCGTCATCAGAGCCTGTATTAAGCGGCGCATGTCTAAATTGAAGACCACCGACGTGTGCTTGCGTGAATGGACCTTGTAATGGAGTCTCAGAATCATACCCATAGACATCTCGATGAGCATTTTCGAGAGCGTATGTCAATCCTGCCTGATATCCTGTCTTGACGGACGAAGAAAACAGAGTATATGGGAAATATTTGTTGAAATCTACGTTCAGATATTCTTCTCTTGGAGTAGAAGCAAGGTCTGCTGTTATCTTTCTCTTCTCGTTTGGAAGAAGTTGGTCCGTACAATCTTTAAAATCTTTCTGTTGTGTTAATTCTATTCCGTCACTCGTGCCAAACTTGATTTGGTTACGAGCAACATCAAGTGATTTTGGAGCACGAACGTTGTTTCCGCCCTTAACAAGTGGGGATTCTTGAACTCTAAAACGATATGGAGTGGTGTAAGATCTATTAATTGCGCTTACTTTTGCCTCCAAGATCTTTTGTCTATCAGCATCAACACCGGCATCACCAGAAGAGATGACCGGGTTTGTTCTTTCTGCTCTTTCGTTCCACCATTGACAGTTTGTATCTTGCTGATTGTTAATTGGATGGTGATTAAACTTCCAGTTGACAAGGTTTTTATTGACGCCTTCGATTCCAAAGATCTGATCTGGATCTTTAAACTCAACTGTTGGAAGCTTGTGTTGGTATTTGTTTCTTTCAAGAACATGACTCTCGATCATTGTCCTAATACCATCGGAAACGTCTGCCGACATTGGTACAAGCTCTCTCAACATTGTGTCCAGCGAAGAGTCAAGCCACTTATAGAAATCAACATACCTGTCAAGGTCTGGTGTGTTCTCGACTTTTTCAAAGAAGAGGCTTCTAAGTTTTTCCATAGGCTTGTAGTTCTGCCTATACTTGTTGATCGGATCACCAATTAGGGTATTGAAGTCGAGAATTGTAGAGAACATTTTAAGCATTTCATCAGAAATTGTCTGATACATGCTCTTTTCTAACGAGTAGTAGTAATTTATTGGGCGAGTTTCGCGAGTAAAGTAGATGTCGGATTCACCCAAAGTATTGATCATGTTTGATGCTTGTGATACTTCTGGGTCTGTCTTCTTACCGCCATAAACAAATTTGGTCGACAACCTTAGTGTCGTTTGGAAGATAGAAATCACCACGACCAGTGTGTTGTGGACCCACTGTTGCGCCAAGCCATTTGTATCTGGATGTTAAAGCAAGTGAGCCGGAAGAAACATCTGGAACAAGGTATCCAGCATCGGAAACTGTTGGTATTCCTGAGATTCCCGCATCGGATGAACTAACCGTTGCAAAGTCCCAATTCAAAGCAAGTGTTTAAATTTGCGGAACTCTTATGTTATCCAAAGAAGTCTCATACAAGAACGAGCTTCCATAAGGGCTTTCTACGCCAACACTCGAAGGATCAGCAGCATGAGCCTTTAAAACATCATCACTAAGATGAGATGCCCAGTATCTCAAAGAAGAAATCTTCACGTCAGTCTGATCAAGGACGGAACCAGTAAAGTTTGTTCTATGAGCGCCGAGATACAATCTCTTGTTTGATGTGGTGTATCCTTGAATATTAGAAACAGAAGAAGTTAAATAAAACTCGTCTACGATAACACCGGCATCAGAGTTGTAGCCCGTAAACTCAACCAAGTAATCTGTATTGACTGTTCCGCTAACAAGATTTGTTCCGACTTTCTCTGGTCTTATTCTAACAGAGATATTCCACTTATCATTATCGTATGTATCGTAGAAGACATCAGATTCCAAGCTGACGCCTAATTGGGTAGCTTCAAGACGGAAATAGACATTTGATGATTCTAACTCATCACGAACAGCATAGACTTTCAAATCAGTGTCGGGAGAGCCCCATGTGTAGTCCGTAGCAGAAGAGGCAGAGTGGAAACCAAAAAGCGATGATGTGATGAATGGTGTTGAGAAGTATTCTGAATTGCTCTTCTCCAATTTTTTTGGAAAAATAACTTCTGCTTCAATCGTGAATGGATTATAGGACGCAGAAGAATTGCCTGCGATGTATGAAACAGAGTTTGGATTTGAACTTGCTGTTTGCTGATAGACCGTTGCCGCAAACCGATCAGGATGGTTGAAGTCTGCGTAATTCTTTTTAACAGAAACAGTTCTGTAATTTTCTCTCAATTCGTATTCTGAATTGTTGCCGTAAACGTTTAGTCTGATAAGATCTTCATCAACACCAAAGCATCTAATAAGATTTCTGAAAGATCTTTCTGTTCCCTTTGACTTGTAAATGTTGGTGATGTTGTTGTAAATGTTTTGATAGATAACATTTTTGATGTCGAAAAGGTCTAACTCAAATTTGCGATCTTCACTTCTTTTAAGGATTTGTTCAAGAACATCAGCATCGGCGAAAATCTCTGGTGCTACAAAGCCTTGTGATTCCAAAAGCCTTGAAGAGAAAGTAGTTGGTTTTATAAGCGCTGGGTCATTGTAAACCTTGTCTTTTACCTTTGGGAGTGCTTCGATTTGAAGATGTAGTGTATCAAAATAGCTTGACATAATTTGCGTCAAGTTAAGAAGATCGCCTGAGCCTATTTCATCTTCTTCTGCTATCCATGATGGGATAGAATTATATATCGAAGCATTGTTTTGGAAATCGTATTCACTACCTGAATTTATTAAGTTTGTCTTTGTTGTCGAAACATCAGGATGTGTAGAGTAAATGATTGGATCTTTAAATTCTACTTCTCTTCCGAAATAAGTGTCAACAGCAGAAGAAGTGCTCCTTGCTTGGGATGTATAGCCCGTCCAAGTTCCGTTAGAGATTCTTCCAGAATAGTCAAGAACGTTGGAATCGATAGAGGTTGTCCCTGTGATTCCTTCATTAAACTTGAAATAAACACCAAGGTCGGTGTTCGCAATATCATCATTTGTGCCGCCGCCAGTTTCAGTAAACCAGTATCTTCCAATTTCTTTGGAATTTCTAACAGTCTTCCAGTATCTAAACTCGTCGATGGAGCCAGAAAGTTTACCATAACCATCTAATGGTAGCTCGTATGCCGATGTGGTGTGAAGTAGTTTTCTACCGGCACCAATATTTGCTTTGAGAGCACCAGTAACCTCTTGTATAGCCTTCGAAGAAGCTGTTTGCGAATCTACCAAGTCGCCATCGAGATACGCCTTAGAAACGACATCAGAGCCAGAATTTTGGAAAGTGAACGCAAAGTGATGCCAAGAGCCAGTAAATTGCGAATTAGAAATGCCTGTATAGTTTAGGGTATTTTGAACAGAACCAGAAGTCCAAATAGCATACAAAGAATTATCCGAAGAAGCGCTCAAAGAAGAACTAACAGCAATCCAAAGAGAACCTGAATCCTCATTTGAAAGCATGAACGGAATTTCGTAACTGGTTGACGAAATAAATTCGCCCTTGTTCATCCAGAACTCAACAGTCACACCTTGATTAAAATCAAATTTTAAGTTAGATTCTCTGTTATTGGATGGGTCATACTTATTTGATTCTGGGAATTGTTCTCTGACGGGCTTGTTTAAAAACTCACTGGGAGCCTGATTAGGACCGCCCTTTACCTGAACGTATTCTGGATTATTGGATAAGGCTGCGCCGTTGGTTGCTGTCGATGATGGAGTGCCCCATCCGTTCGGAGAAAAGATTGCGTGACCAGTCGTTCTTGGGTACACCCTATCCAAAATGTAAAGATCGAGATAAGAAGATTCATTCCTAAACTCCGTCTTTTCTCTTAGCGAACCATCGTATGGATAGTCATCTGTAATTCTATTAAATGCGTCTTCGTAATACTTTGCTGCCTTTCCATATCGAGCAAAGTTCTCAGGAAATTGAAAATTGACAACAGGGATAAACCTATTCTTTTCTTCTAATCTTTCGTTCAAGTTTCCAGAAGATTCGACTTCGGCTCCAAGGTTTTCAAGATTTTCAGAAGATAATAATTTGTAAGGATTTTTGTCGTCAAAAAGACTTTTTACGCTCATTGTGTTCCCAGTTTTTCTACTCTAAATTTCCATTCTTCGGGCTGCTCTACATAGCTATTAACTGAATCGCTATAATACGCAACCCTAATACCATAAGAATACCCAGGTTGAAGGGTGCTCATATCAAAGTCAAAGTAATTTCCGCTTACGTCGAAGGACATCTCGGTACTCTTTGTGCTCCCGGTATCGTATGGTACTACCGCCAAATCATCGATTATTCGATATATCTGGTAGGAAGAAGACTCAATTGTTAATGTATCATTAACTGAATTGGCTATAGTGTAAATAGTTGGGCTCCAATCTTTTTGTCTTACATAAAATCTGAATCTTGCTGTCTCGTTAGGATAATAAATTGGTCTGAGGTTTGTCAAAGATGTAACATAATTTGGGTATGTACTGTACACCTGAGAGCCCCTGGGTAGGACATTAAAAGTCCCCGTATGGAAAGAGGTGGCGATGCTTGTATCTGTCCACCTGTCTTGAACAACACTGGCTGTTGTGGTATAGGCAAACGAAGCGCTATAAATACCTTTTGCTATTCTTGCGCCGTAAATAACAGAAGGTGTCGTTGTTGTAATCCTGTTTCCACTTTCGTCGTAAAGACGGACAACCATGGCTTCTGAGCTTGTTGGAATTGTAGGAATATCATAATAAACGCCATTGTGAATGTTGTAAAGATAAATCGTGTTCTTGTTGGCGCTGGCTGGTAAGAGGTTACTCTCTGTATACATTTGTCCTCGATCATCCTTAACCGAGTTGTTCCATTTAGCTGAAATTGTTGGGCGTTTGAAGAAGAATTCTGAGTTTCTTGCGAAGAATTTCTTTATGTAATAAGATTGACGCGATCCACTTGGGTTCGTAACAATATCATATGGCTCTTGTGTTTGAACCATTTTGACTATCATGCCGTAATTCAAGACTGAGCCAGAAATCCAAGCTTCGACCAAGTTTGTGATATCTACGGAAACATTTTCTGTTCCTCTTCTCAAAAGTGTTGTATAAGAGAATGAACCAGTGGAATAATCGCCGCCTGCGGTGGTCCAAGACTCTTCATTGCTTGCTAAAAACCAAGTAGAACCTTCATCACCAGGATCAACTGTGTCTTTATATTCATCCATGTCGAGACCAAAGCCTTCCTGCCATGGAGTAGTCAATGGCGCTATTTGTAGCTGTATGCCCCTTGGAACAGTTTGAGTATGAGGGGCATTATAAAGATTCAAAAAGAAGCTAACACTTCCAGATGCCGGGATATTTCCAGCGTTTCTGTCTGTCAAAATCTCATTTGTAGAAAAGCTTATAATTGTTCTGGCAAGCTCACCGGATGAGGCTGCCGCTTGACCGTAGATAGAAAAGACTTCAAGAATATCAGAAGCGCCCATGTTGGCGTCAGTTCCACGACTGATTAGGTTTGACCTAAATGCCGTCGTGATGGTATTGTCTTTTGTAGCAAAATATTTCTTAATAGCCATTATCTTACGGTCCCTTTGATATCTATGCTTGGAAACTTAATCTCAAAAGCAACATTTGCTGGTGCTTTGATGTATCTTCCGTCTGCTGATTTTTGACTATTGATATCGAATCTTGTGTCTGAATAATTCAAACCATTCTTTATCCCAATCACAACATCTTGCGCATCAACAGTTCCTTCGGTATCATTCAAAACATTGTAAACATCTGTGATGTAGAATGGCTCACCAATGAGTAGTGGCTCAGAAAACCTCTCTTGAAGATTGGCGATACAAGCATTGAGGACATCAAACTTGTTCTTATCGGAATCAGCAATAATCTTGAAATCAATTGATAAGTTTACAATTCTTGCGTCAATGATATCAATTGTGTCATTTATCATTCTAACTCTGTTCAGCCAGGTTTTTAGGTTGTCCTTTAAGATACTATTAGCAAATGTAAGCTTACCATTTGTGTCTTCCGATAGAACATATAAATTCAAGTTTCTCTTGAAAGAATCTGGATCTCTAAGAATTCGACATCTCTTCACTGAGCCGAACTTGGAGGGCATAGCATAGACCATTGCTTCATAATCTGTACCAGTGACTGCTCTGTTTTGAGTGGCGAAGAAATCTTTTGTTCTAATCCTCAACTCTTCCGAGGTTGGGTCAGAAACATCGCCAATAATTGGATCTTGGTTATAAACTTCAAGAGATCGATTTACTTGATTTACAAGGTTTCTTGTTAGTTGGCGAACATTATTATAAGAGAAAATTGGATTTTCAACAACGTTCAAAGCTCCAACAGGTGAGTTAACATTATCAGCAGTATTGACTCTGTATTTGACTGTGAGTGTTGTATTAACCGGAACGACACCAAACTTATCTGTCTCCAAAAGACGTGATGGGTCAAAGTCAAGGTCTGAAATATATTTCTTTCCGTTCATTTCGAGAACAACATTGGATGGCTCTGCGACGGAAGCCTGCGAACTAAGGCTATCAGCAGAGCCATAACCAAATTGAAGATAGGAAAGGTTCCCGTCTTTTTCCACTGTAAACCTTCTTGGAACAGAAAATGGTCTCAAAATTGCTGGCACTGTGTCATTTGTCGAAGCGCGATTAGTAACTTCTTTGTAGATAATATCTTGCGACAAGTGATCAACATTGTAATACTCATTTCCATCAGAGTCAAAAACTGACAAAACTTCTGCGACCCTCGGAAGAGAAAGAAATAGTCGCCTGAACCTTTGATACTCGCCAACTTGGAATGTTTCCTGAACAAGCCTTCCTGATATCACTCTGCCGTTCGCCTTGATGGCGTATGTGATAGGAACACCAGTAGAGTCGTTGACTCTTGCGACTGCTATTTCGTTATTTGGGTTTGCGAAATTGACGCTATCAATCAAAATATAAGGAACGCCGCCAGCAGAAGAAAACTGACTATCTCTTCTTAGAATCGGAGCGTATCTCAAATCTGGTCCCGTGCCAGTTGAGTTAGCAGGAACAACAATGTAGAAACTTACGATTCCTGTGGATGTTGGGGAGCCTGTGAATTTATATCCCTGTTGACGAGAGAGACGTTCAACATTCTTATACTCAACGGCAGTATCCAAAAAGGATTCGTTTACTTGATAATCCAAATAGAAAGAAGCGATGTCACCAACATAGGCGACTGTATCCAACATCAAAGAACCAAAAGAAGCCTCATTGAAGTCCTTGTAAATGTCTGGATAGTTTCTCTTAGCGTAGTTTACCAAGTCTTCCTTGATTGTGCTAAAATCTCTATTCGTGTAGTTGATTGGTGTTTTCTTCTTTGCCATCGGGTTGTTTCCTAACTAATCTAATTAGATGTTTTTAAATAATTGGTATTGTCAAAGTTTCTTGATTTGAAAAAGGATTAATAGAAAATCTGATTGTTATAGAAATAATGTTGCTATCAATCAAATCGTTAAGCTGATTGTCATCAGAAGACTCGTTAAACAGCACTTTTTCTATCTGAATCTGGGGCAAATACGAAGCTGTCGCGTCTATAATAAGTGATGTAAGTTCATCATAAATAAACTCAGAAGCATTTTCAAACAAGTAATTTCTTATTCCGATACCAAAGTCTGGGTCCATGATTCTTTCACCAGGATTGGTAAGCAAAAGCATTTTGAAGTCTTGTGTTAAGGCTTCTGTAACCGTCTTGGTTAATCTATATGGTCCGTCTTTTTGACTTACTGATAATGGTAATTTTGCTGATATTCCTGGCATTATCTATTTCCTTCCTCTTTCTTCGGGCTTCTCGGATCTGTTCCGTCTTCGTTTCGCTGTGGGAAAACCTCCTTGGCTCTACCCAATTTCCCAATAACATCCTTTGGAAGCTTATCAAGAACAGGAGCACCAGCAGTAAGAGCGATAGCAGAACCTGTCTTAATTATTTGTTCTTTGCTTATATTTTTAAGTATTTGCTTTCTATAATCAGAACTTCTGGCGTAATAGCTTGTTTCCATCATGTTTTTTATGTATTTTTGGCTTACCTCGAAGACTTTACCATTCCACCTTCCGAGGTCAGAAAGCGGTGAAAGACCAGAACCGCGAGCTTCTTCGATAGATAAAATGAAATTATCCGCCATATAAACAGCAGCGGTGGATACCAAGTCAGATAGTGGGTAACAAACTCTGAAAAGGATTTCGAAACCTGGGCTCGCTTTAAGAGAATTGAGCATTTCGAAAGTGGGGTATCCTCTTTCAATTTCCTCTGGTGTCGCCTCTCTTTCGAATGAATAGAAAGGTATGTTGTGTTTTCTATTCACTCCGTCTTTCACAAGAAAAGCCCTGTCTCTTTCAAATATTTTTGAAAATACAGAATCTAATTTTACACTCTCGCTATAAACTGCCGAATCATAGGTATTGCCTGGATAGAAAACCAGCCTTATTCCAAATGAAGCATTTGGGTATTGTTCTTTTTGTTCGTAATCTTTGTATTCAGAAATTTTGATTATTCTATAATCTGTTTCATTTGAGAGTTTTATATATTTTTGAATGAAAAACGGCATCTTTCCAGGCGGTGGTGAAGATTCTAAAACTGTGATATTTTCTTCTAAATCTGCTATTAGATCTTCTGCTTTTTTCAACGCATCGGCTGCTTCATTTAAAAGATCAGTTGCGCGTTCTCTTTCTTTGTTGGTTAAATCCGTGGCGAGAAGTCGCTTAGTTTGATCATCAAAATCTTCCTGTGCGTCATCACGAGCGGTGCGAGCCGCATCGAGGTCATCGTTGATGTCTTGGATGCTTTGAATAATTTCAGGAGGAGTATCGATAAACCCAACATCATTAATCGTCTCTGGAACGTCGACTATTGTGCTGGTATAAAGCCACTCATTTACGATTTTGTTGTTAATATTTTTGGTCTTTGGCGAATAAACTCTGTTTATTTCTTTTGCGACGGTCGGAAAGACTTTTTCAACCATCTCTTGAATGATTGGTCTAACATCGTTCTTTGAATTTTCAATAAATTGTCTGAAATCTTTAACTGTCGCTGTTTCTGGGTTCCAGCTTTCCAAGCTTGCCGCAAGTCTCGCCAGAGAACCCTTAGCATCCAAAGACGGACTAATCAGCCCCGCAGAAGCCATATTCGCATAACTTTGGACGACCTGCTCTAAGAAAATGTAGTAATAACCTTTTTGACCAAGCCTTTTAAGTTTGTAAAATGGAGTAGAAAGACTTTCTTTTAACACCTCTTCTACGATGTTATTGGAGATATAAGCAGAGAAAACATTTGTATAATTTTCTGTGTTAAGCTCATACAGTCCGATAAGTGGAGTTATCTTAATAACAGCATCGAACACATAAAGCTTGATAATAGAATTTACCAATCCAGCTAACATCGCATTGCTGATCTTGCTGTTAACTCTTGAAAAGGGAGTTTCTTTGACTTTTTTAAACAAATTTCGAGGATAAGTTGCTCGAACGTCAGCAGGTACAGAGTCATAATATTCTTGTGAGAATTGAGCACAACTGTTGAAGTTGAAAAGCGGATCTTTCTCTACATCAAAATCTGAGGTTGGGATTGCCTCGTTATAGACATTTCTCCAACCCGTATATTGTGTTTTATCATTTCTATACCAATAACCTTCGCCATAAATTTCAGAAGGAGCATCAAGAATTTCCGTCTGTGTGTCTGCTTTTCCGTAGTTCCAAAACTTTGTCTTTTGGTCATCAGAGACTATTTCGGGCATTATGGTATCTTCAAAAATAGTTTGGTATGTTGATCCTAAGTAATCTTCATTTATAGTCGTGTCTGATTGTCCAGCAAAAGCACTATAATCGGTGTTTTCTTCGAGAGTTAAGCTTTCTTTAAAAAACGCACCTCTTATGCTTGCTGCGATTAGATCTTTAAAGATTGTCGATGGTTCAAGTGTTTCAAGTGTATAGCTTTCGCCAAGAGTTGAGTTAATATAATTTAAAGTCTCTTCTCGAATATCATATGTGACTGGAATGTTTATGGACTCTCTGCTATCGGTTTTCACATCGTATCGCGTGATATTTAGGGATTCTCCATAAATATTCTCAACACCATTGAAGTATTCTCCGTCTTTTTGGTTTTTCAATTTGATGCGCTGATTTGTGATATAATCTGTATCATCAGGGTAGTTTCCATCATTAATTTGAGTATACAAATTAGAAACAACTTTGTCTTCCTGTCCTGCTCGCTGAGATTCGTTAATTTTCAAGAAGCCAGTACCGTTGAGGGTGGACGTTCCTTGGACAACAGATAAAATCATATCAAAATAGCCCTTACTAAAAGGTCTGTATGCTCCATATGCTAACATAAGATCCTGAACCAATTGTGTCGTAAGTGACTCGAAAGTTTCATCAAAAAGCTCTGAATTCTGAGCAGCCTGGTCTTGATCTTCGGACTCATAAGCTTTGGTCGCTTCGTCAACGATAGCTTGGGCTGGGCTTGCTTCTCCTTGAACAACCACGCTTTGTAAGAAATCATCAAGATTTTCCAGAGCATTCTTTACCGCAATGCTTGCTTGTTCTTCAATATCCGATTCAGATAAGCCCCTATCGCTTAGTTGATCTCTTAATCTATCATCGGCAGTTATGTCGCCGAGAGTGCGATCACAAACTTCAACGTCAAAATCTCTTGATAACAATTCATTACGATCTTTTAGTAATTGTAAACCGTTAACATTAATAAAAGAACCAAGAGTCAAGAAAACATTTTCAATATCAGAATCTGTTGGTATAGCAATTCTCATTGCTTCACCAGATAA